GTAAGGCATTCTTTGGTGCACCATCGGGGACTCGAACCCAGGACCCACTGATTAAGAGTCAGTACCGGGCAACGATACAACGTTCAAATTATCGTTTTACCGTTAGTCTCAGGTAGTCAAAAGTAGTCAGAATGGCTCCGGGATGTAGTCAGTTTGTAGTCAGGCAGTTCCCGCCGTACTATCCGCGGCGGGCGGGGCAGAGTTGAAATAATCGTCCAGTTTGCCACTTACTTTCAGGCCGTCTTCGGCTTCCAGATGGGTGTAGATGCGGGCCGTCATCTCGATGCTGGCGTGACCAAGCAGCTGCTGGGCGGTGCGCAGATCCACACCGGCGTGGTACAGGCAGGTGGCATAGCTGTGGCGCAGCATGTGGGCGTGCACCGGCAGCAGTGACACCCCCGCCACATAATAGGCCCACATCTTTTTGTAGGCTGACTGCGTCATCACGCCGCCGTCAGCTTTGGTCACAACGTGCTCTCCCAGGCGCGGGGTGGCGTTCAGAATCGCCCGCAGCTTGGCGGGCACCGGCACCAGGCGGTGGGAAGCCGCGTTTTTCAGTTCCATACTGGGGTCCGGCTGATTGTCGCCCGCAAAGGTTACCGCCCGGCTGACAACCAGCGCCGCCGGGCCGATGTCCCGCCATTGCAGGCCCAGGGCCTCTTCCTTACGCAGGCCGCAGTAGTAGCAGAGCGCGCAAAACACCTTGGCCCGCGGCTCCGCAATGGAGGACAGCAGCTCCTCCGCTTCGTCCTGCGTCAGGTATTTCTTCTGCTTAGGGCGCGCGTGGGTCGTAATGCGGATGCCGTCGGTGGGGTCATCGCGGATCAGGTGGTTCGCTTGGGCCGTCTGCATGATCTGCCGCACCGTGATCAGCACCTTGTGCTGCAGGGATTCCGACTGCTCCGTGATTTCCGCCATAATGGCCCGGATATGTACCGGCCGCACCTCCTGCAGCTCCATGCAGCCAATATGCTGCATGATGTGCAGATTGTAGGCATCCCGGTACATTTTGGTGGTGGCCGGCCGCAGCCCCTGCTTGTAAGAGCGCAGCCAGATCTTGGCCCACTCGCCCACAAGGGTGTGGTCCCCCACTTCCAGCCCCGCTTCATCCTGCGCCTGCACCGAGCGCACCGCAGCTTTCAGTTCCGCCTCTGTACGGCCGTACACCAGCCGCGTTTTGCCGTTGGACAAGGTAATCCGCTTCTGGTAGCGGCCATCCGCGCGGCGCTTTAATGTTTGTTTGGGCATAAAAAATACACCTCCAAGGTATGGGTTGTAAAGCCTGCCCGGAGGTGGTATAATCCAAGTGTGGTAGGTTGGACTATGCCTTTGGGCAAGCTGATCTATGGAAACGCTCTCGGTGCGCCAACACCGGGGGCGTTTTTATTTTGTTCGGGCTTTATCTGGCCACAAAATACGGGTTCGGCTTCATCAAAATCAAGATGATATCAACAATCCAGCCAATGCCAAGCAGGCCAATGGTGAGCAGATACAGGATTCCCATGCCGATGCGCCCTTCATAGAATTTATGCGCACCGAAATACCCCAGGAACAGGCACAGGAAAAATGCCGTCCACTTATTGCAGTATTTTCCGCGCACCGCAGTTCTAACGCCCACCGATGCACTGGCGGCTGCCGATGCGCTGGAATTATTGTTATTGACAATATTGATCTGCTTATCCTGCGGCAGCTCCCCCGCCTGTTTGCCACACTTGGGGCAGATGATGCAGTCGGCATCAATGCGTTCCCCGCAGTGCGGGCAATACTTACGCTTTACCAGCTCCTGCCCACATTCCGGGCACACACTGGCATTTACATCAACAGCCGCACCGCAATGCGAGCAATGGTTTACAGGTTCCATGATCGTGTTCCTCCCTTATTTATTGGTTAAAGTCTACTCCCCTGCACTGCGTCCAGTAGTGCAGGGCTTTTTTTATGTAGTCCTCGTCCAGGTCAAAATATTCTGCCAACTGCCAGGGTTCTGTGTAGCCTGCCCGCATTGCCGTGCGGATCTCGTCCGGCGGCAGACAGCGGCGGAACGCGTCCGCATCGGCGCGGTATTCGTTCTGCTCCACCAACTGGAACGGGCTGTTTACCTTATGTAGTGCGCCTGTGTGCAGGTGGCCTGATTCATGCAGCATGGCGGTGCGCATCTGGCGCACAGTATGTAACCGGGAAAAATTAAGCCCAACCGCATATGCTCCATGATACCGCACCGTCGTAGCAGCTGCCGGAAGCCTATCAAATGGTATGACATCCACATCATGAACCCGACAATAGCTATAAAATTCTGACGTACTAAACATCAAACGCCTTTCTCGCGACGTTTTCTTCGGGCATCCATAAGATCGAGGAAGTCGCGCATATCTTCTTTTTCTTCCTCGGTCAACTGCTTATAACGATTATAAAATGCTATGTCGGCGTCATCAAGTTTGTCATGTTCGCTGGTAAGGTCAGACATCTGAATACCAAGCCAATCCGCCATACGCTGCATTTTGTCAACACGAGGATACTTTTTCCCGTTACACCAGTCCGAAACAGTAGAGCTGGAGCAGTTCATGTAAGTTGCAAGGTCAAGCTGAGTATATCCTTTGCTATTAAGGTACGCTTTTAAATTTTCAGCGAAAACCATTTTGGCGTTGTCACTCATAAAATCAACTCCTCATGTCGTCATTATACGCTAAAAGCAAAACAAAATCAATATTTTGCGAAAATATTTTCGCTTTTAGCTTGACATATCGTTTTAAGCGAGTATAATAAATTACAGAACGGAGGTGATTCAAAATATGCAGACCCAAAAATTCCCAAAAATTTCTCTTGCAGCTGCGCGTGTAAACGCAGGATTAAACCAGCAGGAAGCAGCCAAAGCGCTGGGTGTCAGCGTTGCTACGCTGCAAAATTACGAATCTGGGAAAACCGTACCTCAATGGGGGACTGTACAGAAGATTGAACGCGTGTACAAATTCCCGGCAGATTTTATTTTTTTATCCACACATTCGCTTTAAGCGAACAACGAGCAAATTCCGCAGCCTTACCCTATCAACAGCAGCTAAGATTGCCGACCACTTCGGCGTCCGCATTGATGACCTTGTGGAGCATTCCTAGCAGCTACAACCATTCTACCACAACACCTGTCCCATAGTCCGGACTTTGAACCGGAGGGGCTGGATTTTTTAGGAGGTATCCCCATGAACAATGAAAAAAGCCCCCAGCCTTCTGCAAGCAGGAAGACTGAGGACGAAATTGTACAGCACTTTGGCTGCACTACTGTAGCACAGACAAAAGATGTTATTTGTCTGTCGGTGCAATGTAACCACCATGTCCATCAGGAGTAAGCGGCATATTTGTGGTCACTGTAATAAGACCCGCGTATTGAACAAACTCGATTTCAAAACCGTTAGGATAAACCGAATGCGAAACGATTTTATCCGCCGTTTGTTCTGCCGTTTTCTTGATTTCACTGAAAGAGAAGTTACCAGGTGTTGCAATTTTTACTTCCTGATTATTGCTTACAGTGTATGTGTACGAATTATTCATATTCATCACCTCCTTTCAAAGTCGTGTACATGGGAGGCCTACAAATTCAACACTATTCTTAAGCATCGTAGCATTCCTTCTCACTCCCCAATTATAAAGGAGGTGACCCCCATGTTTCCCAATCTTTTTATTGAGCTCAAGCGCAGCAAATCCACCCAGCAGCAGCTGGCAGAGCGCATTGGCATTTCCCACAGTTCCTTGCAGAATAAGCTCCAAGGGCGGACACAATTCACCCTGAAAGAGATGCGCGACATCCAGGCTGTTTTTGCGGATTGTTCACTTGACTATCTTTTTTCAGAGTACGGCAGCAAGCGCAGTCTACCATAGTTTCCTTTTTTTGCCATCACGTTGTTGAGAAGAATATCATGATTCTGGCAATTTGTCAAACATTTTGATGGTTACATTTTGGTTACTTAATTTTCGCATCTATGCAATTTATCTCAGAATCACTTCAAATGCGCCAGAATAACCCAGAATCACTCAGAATGAACAATGACATTTTTTATGAAAGGAGAAATTACCATGACCCTCTACACCGCCGAGCGCCTGGCTGAGATGCTGGGCATCCAAAGATCCACCGTACAGCAGCTTGTGCGGGCCGGGGAGTTTGGGCCCACGGTCAACGTGGCGCGCAAACACCTGGTGACCGAAGACGGCCTGGCCGGGTTCATTGCGCGCCGCACCGGCCCCGCGCACAGCGGCCTTGCCCCCGCACCGCAAACCAACTACCACCAACGGCACAGCGACCCTGGGCCGATCTGAAAGGAGAACCAATCATGCCCCAAATAAAAACAGCCGCCCCGGTGCTGCAACACCGGAACGGCCAGACGAAAAATTTCATCACTTGTATTCTACCCCACCTTGCCCGCGTTTGCAAGGTCTGCGCCAATTTTGCTTTGCTTGGTTGCGGGCTGGGCGCGCTGTGCGCCGTGGCCGCCCTGGCCCAGGGCGGCGGGGCGGCTGCCCTGGCCGGGCTGGCAGCCTGCCTGCTGGGCGGCTGGGCCGCCATCACACTGCGGGAGGTGGCGACATGCGCGGAATCGTGATTGACCCCGGCGCAAAGCCGGAACTTTACCGCCTGCCGGATACCCTGCAGGAACTGCAGCGCTTTATGGGTGGGTACGCGCAGCGCTGCCCGATCAGCAACCGGTTTGCCGCGCTGTTTTATCTGCCGCAGGCAGGGCAAAGCCTGCCGACCCGGCATTACAACGGCCGCTGGTTTTATGGGCGGCTCTGCCTTGTGGGCTGGCGCAACGCCCGCATGACGGACCTGCCCATGCCGCTGGCCGAAGAGTTGATTCAGAAATTCACACCTGTGGAGGTAACGCCATGAACGAGTATGACGCCATCCGCGCTGCCTTTGCCCACAACCGCAAGGACGCCGAACTACTGCTGCACGAAGCCGTGCGCAGCATTCTGGTGGAGGCAACAAGCAACAAGGTCAAACAACTGGAAAAGATCAGCCTGTGCTACAGCGCCGCAGACACCGGCGCCGCCCAGCGCAAAGCGCTGATCAACATGGAGGTAGAAGATTGACTGACTACATGATCTGCCAGAACCAGGACAACCACCTGCTGTACGCCTTAAAGCACGGCAGGTTCTGGTTCTGGGACAAACGCCAAAACAAATGGGTGCCCAGCGATTTTGCCGCCCAGCAGTACGCCAAGGCCCAGACCAAAGAGCCTGACCTGACGCGGGAAGACTGGCTGGGGAGATGCTTCGGCATCCTGATGGATGACTACGAGGTACCGGACGCTGCGGTAAAAGCCCTGCGCGCACTGCCCAACAAGGAGGAACCACCATGCAAAGTGAACACGACTGCCCCGAATGCGGATGCTGCTGTGACTATGGCCGCCCCTGCTGCCACGTTGGCGGAGGAAACATCGACCACCCAGGCGGATGCAAACAGCTGCCCGCCGGGCCCCTGCTCCCCTGCGGATTCTTCCGGTGCAATGTCAAACCTGTCCGGTGCCGCAGCTGCCTGCTCGGCTCCGGCGTTTGATTACAGCGGGCTGGATGAGCAAACGGTCAACGACCTGCACCTTGCAGAACGAGAATGCGCAGCAGGGCGGAGGTTGGCAGAAGCTGGGCTGCGCCGCATGGCTGATGGGGTAGCAATCGCGCATGAGGCACTTGTCCCAAATTGGGACAACTCAAAACATGGGAACCGCGGCGAGGATGCATTCCGCCGTTGGTGCGAGAGTATAGGCGTCAGCAAGTCCGCGGCCTACCGTCTGTTGCAAGTTACCGCTCTGTTTGATAACAGCAGTCCAGAACAGCAGAAGATCCTTGATTCGCTTTCCCCTTCTTTATTATATGCCGCCGCCAAGCCCACCGCCCCCGCCGATCTGGTGCAGGCCGTCAAATCCGGCGACATTACCACCCACAAGCAATACCAGGATTTGCTGAAAGAAAACCAGCAGCTGCGCGCCGACCGGGTGAGCGCCCTCAATGCCGCAGCCGCCGCCGAAGCCGCCCGCGATGCCGCCCTGGCCGATGTTGACGGCCTGCATGAGCAGAACCGCCAGCTGCAAGCCGCCGCCACCGGTGCCCAGGAAAGCTACCGCACCGCCCACAAAAACGAAGATTCCGCCCTGCGCCGCGCCACCGAAGCCGAGCAGCGGGCAAAGGAAGCGGAAGCCCGCGCCGCCGATGCCGAAAAAACCGCCGCCCTGCGGCAGGAGATGAACACCGATCTGAACGCCCGCCTCAGGGAATTGGAAAACCGCCCGCAGGATGTGGCTGTCTGCCCGCCAAGTGAAGCCGACATTGAAAAGTACCGCAAAGAGGGCGAGGACCGCGTGTTTGATGCAGCTCAAAAGCTGGCCGAAACATCCCGCGCACAGAACACAGAGCTGCTGCGCCAGCTGGCTGAAACCCAGCAGCAGCTGGACGCGGCCCGCCCCGATGCCGATGCCTGCCAACGGATCGTGGATGCCGCAGCCGATGCCATGGACGGCTTTTGCGCCGTGCTGCGGGCCAACCTGCACGCCGCAGCCCTGGATGCCGAACTGTTTGACACCGTGACCCGCCGCGCCCGCACAGCTGCCCGCGGCATGTTGGATACCCTGGCCGCCTGCGCCCCGGACGGCTGGGCCGATGAGGATGAGGAGGATGATTTTTGATGAACGAAAAAGCGATTGTAAAACGCATGAAAGCAGCCGCCAAAGCCGCCGGGTGCAAGATCTGGCGGAACGAACATGATGTGCTGGTCCTGTGCGGCGGGGGCTGGTGCTTTGTATGCGAATGGGGCAACTGCCCGCCCGCCGTGCTGGGCTGCCTGGCAGAGTGGCTGCACGGCCTGCCCTGCCCCGGTTCCGGCTACTGGTACAAAGGCTATCCGGATCCGGAACCCCTGGACTGCCAGCCGCCGGAGTTGGCCGCCCTGATTGGCCGCAGCGGGGAGGACCTGATTCTTTCCCCGCTGCGCACCGAAACGCTGCAGCTTGCCCAGACCCGCACCGGCCAGATGTACTGGTTCAGCACCGACCTGACCGCCATGCTGGGCACCCTGGCCACCACCGGCGGCGGGACCCTGCTGCCCGCAAAGGATGAAACCCAGATGCCCTGGGGCCGCTGGGGACGGGAAGGCCGCCTGTTGTTCCTGGAAACGGAAAACTGCGTTGCCCCGGCTACCACATCCAAGCTGGAAGCCCTGGACTGCTGGGAGGAGGACCGCCTGTGACACACCTGTATGATGACACCACCCTGACCCGCGCCGTGCTGCTGTTCGGCCCCCTTTCCACCGAGCACCAGTTCATCCGCGCGGCGGCAAAGGTCAACCGTGCGGCCGGCATCCTGACCGATGCCCTGATGCGCCTGCAGGAAAACCTGTACCCCTCCCCCGTGGAGATCGAGAACGCCATCACGGACCTGAAAGCCGTTCTGCCCGGCCTGTATGTTGCCGCCGAGCAGGTGGCCGAGCTGACCCGGATGGCCGGGGGCGGCGGGATTCCCTTTAACCCGGAAGCCACCGCCTTTACTGCCCTGCGCTGCGCCGAGCTGAACAGCATTGAAACCCGCTGCCGCAATGCGGAAGCCAAGCGCCGGAACACTTACGGCGATAACCCTTACCGTCCCGATTCGCCGCTGTATGACAAGCGCGAAGTGCTGGACATGATCTGCACCCTGGCCGCCCGCCAGGCAGCCAAAAATCAAAAGGAGGATACCTGATGCCTGAACCGTTGAATCTGTTTGCCCCTGCCGCACGGCAAAAAACCAAGCTGCGCATGGCGCTGCAGGGGGTATCCGGCGGCGGCAAAACTCTCAGCGCCCTGTACATTGCCTATGGCATGACCGGGGACTGGGGCAAAGTTGCCCTGATCGATACCGAACACGACCGCGCCCTGGAATACGCCGCCCGCAGCGACCTGCCCATCCCCACCGGGCAGTTCCTGCACGCACACATGGACCCGCCCTACAGTGTGGAAAAGTACATTCAGTACGTCAGGATGGGGGCCGATATTGTCGGCCCGGACGGCGTTGTCATCGTGGACAGCCTGTCCCACGCATGGGCCGGTGCAGGCGGCGTGCTGGAATACAAGGATGCGATCGCCGCCACCCAGCGCGGCCAGAACAGCTACACTGCCTGGAACGCGGCGGGCAAGCTGCAGAACACCATGGTCGATACCATCCTTTCGGTCCCCTGCCACACCATCTGCACCCTGCGCGTCAAGCAGGACTATGCCCTGCAGCCCAATGAGCGCGGCAAAATGGAGCCGGTCAAGCTGGGGCTTGCCCCCATCCAGCGCGAAAACCTGGAATATGAGTTTGACATTGTGCTGAACATTGCCCGCAACCACATTGCCACCACCAGCAAGGATGTCACCTTCCTGGATGGGTTCGGCGCCGTCATCACGCCGCAGCTGGGCAAAGACCTTGCCGCTTGGCTGAACGAGGGCAAAGAGCCGGTGCGCATCCTGTGTGCCGACTGCGGCGGCCGCATCAAGGACAGTGTACAAAAATCCACCGGCGAGCTGATCCCCGCCGCCCAGTGCGCTGCCATGGCGCAAAAATACGTTGGCCGCCCGCTGTGCAAAGCCTGCCTGCTGAAAGCCATGAAACAGAAAAAGGAGGGCAGCGCCCATGATCCCAGCCAACCGGCGCAGGAACCAGCGCAATAAACTGCAGCAGCAACGCAGCCGCAACGGCAAACAGTGGGAAGAGGACCTTTGCGAGGAGCTGAACGCCGCCCCCAACAGCTGGGCCCGCTGCTGGCCCAAAGCATGGGCAGGCCAGCCTTTTGATATTTCCGCCATGGTTCAGGGCGCGGCGCTTGGCATTGAGTGCAAGGCGGTTCAGCGCGGAAACCTGCCGTTTTCGGCCCTGCGCCCCAACGAAATTGAAAACCTGAGCCGGTTTGAGGATGCAGGCGGTGCGGCCCTGATTGCCGTGCGCCGGGCAGAACCGCCCACCGTGGCGTTCATCCCCTGGTGCAGGGTGCGCGGGCCGATCCTGGCCGGGGACCGCGGCAGCGTGCCGCTGGGCAATATGCCCCACACCATCCCCCAGGCGCTGGAAGAGTACCGCCTGCCCTGCCCGGAGGTGCTGCCATGATCTTCACCCTGGATGGCCGTCTGCGGCTGACCGATTGCCCCGCCGCACTGCGCCGTGCCCTGATGGAGGAACTGACCATCCCCAACCCGGCCTACACCCGCGCCGCTTACCTGGGCCTGCCCACCTACAGCATCCCGCGGGAACTGCTGCTGTATGAGGTGCAGAGCAATGAGCTGATCCTGCCCCGCGGCATGGCAAACGATGTGTGGCACCGCCGCCCCAAGGATACCCAAAAGCGGGACGCCATGACCCTTTGCCCCGCCCCGGCCTGGCCGCCCGGCAGCATCCGGCTGCGTAGCTACCAGCAAAAAGCCGCGGATGCTGTGCTGGCCAGCAAGACTCCGCAGGGGATATTGGTCATGCCCTGCGGTGCAGGCAAAACCGAAACCGGGCTGTACCTGATCCGGGCCATCGGCCAGCCCGCGCTCTGGATTGCCCACACCAATGATCTTGTCCTGCAGGCAGCGGAACGCGCCAAAGCCCGCCTTGGGCTGACGGACGGGCAGATCGGCATCCTGAACGGCACACAAAAACGCATTGGCACCCATCTGACCGTGGCCACCGTGCAGACGCTGTACCACATGGAGCTGGATGATCTGGCCGGGCGCATTGGGACCGTGATTGTGGATGAATGCCAGCATGTGGTCGCCAACCCCGCCAACGCCCAGATGTTCAACGCCGTTCTTGGCTGTCTGCCCGCCCGTTACCGCTACGGCCTGACCGCCACCCCGGCCCGCGGGGATGGACTGGAACACACCATCCACATGATCCTGGGGGATACCATTGCCCAGGTTGACCAGCAGGTGCTGGTGGATACCGGCAGCACCGTCATCCCCCAGGTTCAGCCTGTTCTGACCCAGTTCAGCTACACCCCCGGCCCGCGGGAGCAGATGCACATTGATACGGCCCGCCTGCGCCGCTGCCTGGCCGCGGATACGGCCCGCAATACCCGCATTGTCCGCATGATTGCCCAGGATGCCCTGCATGGTGAAACCGTGCTGGCGCTGGGCTGCGGCCTGGATATTCTGGAAACTATGTGCCGTGCCCTGCACAGCCAGAGTGACTTTGCCGCCGCGGGGCTGAACGCACATTTTATCTGCGGGGCCACCAAAGCCGCCGACCGCACCGCCGCCCTGCGGGAGCTGAAAGACCCCGCCTGCCCTGCACGGGTGCTGTTTGCCACCTACCAGCTTGCCAAAGAGGGGCTGGATATCCCCTGCGCCGGGCGGCTGTATCTGGTGCAGCCCGTGCGGGACAAAGTATCTGTGCAGCAGGCCGTGGGGCGCATCATGCGCCCGGCCCCCGGCAAAACCACCGCCCTTGTTTATGACTTTGTTGACAATAACGTTCCCGCCTGCCGCAGCCAGTACGCAGCTCGCAGGCGGGTATACAAACAGCTGAACGCTGAAATTTTGGAGGAAACAACATTATGAGCGATTATTCTTACCTCAACAGCCTGGAAAACACCTATGATGCCGCGCAGGAAGCCACCGGCGGCAAGCTGCCGGACGGCCGCTACACTGCCATCCTGAATGAAGCACGCCTGTACCCGCCGGACGAAAAGCGCGCTTACCCCCGCTTTTCCACCAGCTGGGTGGTAACGGAGGGCGAGTACAAAGGCCGGTTCCTGTACATGAATTTCAATTTCAACGCGCAGGGCTTCCCTTACTTCAAGCAGTTCACCAACGCGGTGGGGGTAGCCGTTCCGCACCTGGCCGCCCTGCCGGACCGCCTTGCCGAATACTGCGGCAAGATCGGCCAGCTGACCCTGGCAGAACAGAAAAATGACCCGCGCTACCAGAACACCTACTTTGACCGCCTGATCGGCACCGGCAATGTCAGCGATTATATCAAGCCGAAAGCTGCCGCCCAGCCTGTTGCTGATTCCTTTACCCCTGAGGCGGAAGACGACGAAGACCTGCCCTTTTAAGGAGGTTCTATGAACAGTATACCCGAAGAACTGAAAGTCAACGCGCGGTGGGTATGCTGCACAGCCGATAAGCGGCCCATCTGCCCGGCAACCGGTGCGCCCGCAAGCAGCACCGACCCGGCCACCTGGGCTAGTTATGCCGCGGCGGTTCAGGCGGTGCCCCGTCTGGGCTGCCGCGGCATCGGCTATGTGCTGGGGGATGGGCTCTGCGGGATCGATATCGACCATTGCATCAACCCTGCCACCGGGGAGCTCCTGCCCGAAGCCCTGGATATTGTGGAAGCCATGCACAGCTATACCGAACTGAGCCCCAGTGGCACAGGGTTGCATATCCTGTGGCGCGGCAAAAAAGCCGGCCCCGCCTGCCGCCGTGCCCTTGCCCCCGGCGCAGGGCTGGAAATGTATGACGGGGGCCGTTACTTTACCGTAACGGGCCGCAGCTGGCATGACCCGCCCCTGCCGGTGCGGGACGCCGCCGATGCTGCGGCCGAAGTGTACCGCCGCTGGCTGGCCAAACCGGAACCGGTCGCTGCCCCCGGTCCTGCGCCCCGGCAGCACAGCCTGCCGCAAAGTGACGAGGAGATTTTGACCAAAGCCCGACAGGCCCGCGGTGGCGAAAAGCTGGCCGCCCTGCTGGCCGGAAACTGGCAGGGGTATGCGGCTTCCCACAGTGAAGCGGATCTGGCGCTGTGCAACCTGCTGGCATTCTGGCTGGGAGCCGATAAAACCCGCATGGATGCCGCATTCCGCAGCAGCGGCCTGTACCGCCCCAAGTGGGACGAACGCCGCGGGGCCGATACTTACGGCAATCTGACACTGGCCCGCGCCATCGCTGACTGCCGCGAGGTGTATGACCCTGCCGCCGCGCCCGCCCCTGGCCCCAGTGACGCTGACGAACTGACCGCCCTGCTGCACCGCATGGCACCCGCCCAGCCAACAGCCATCCCTGCAAAACCTGCCCCCGGCAAGCCCCATGTGGAATACAGTCGGGACGATACCGGCAACGCCCGGCAGTTCCGGGACCTGTACCGCGGCAAAGTGCGCTACAACTTTACCCAGCAGATCTGGATGCTGTGGGACGGCCGCATCTGGAAGCCGGACGAGACCGCCGCCGTCAAAGCCCTCTGTGATGATATGCTGGATGGCATGGAACTCCAACTGTTTGGCATGCACGACCCTGACAAGGCCAAGGAATACCGCCAGTTCATCCGCAAAAGCCGCGGCAGCACCGCCAAGAAAAACCTTCTGACCGAAGCCCAGCACCTGGCCGGCATTCCGGTAACGGATGCTGAGCTGGATGCCGCCCGCGGGGTGTTCAACCTGCAAAACGGCATCCTGCGCCTGAAGGACGGAGCCTTGCGCCCCCATAACCGGGACAAGCTGCTGACCAAACTGGCCGGTACGGCGTATGACCCCAACGCCAAAGCCCCGGTATGGCAGGCTTTCCTTGCCAGCGTGACCGGCGGCGACCAGGAGCTGCAGACCTATCTGCAGGCCATGGTGGGCTACATGCTCACCGCTTCCACACGGGAACAATGTATCTTCTTTTTGTATGGCGATGGCTCCAACGGCAAAAGCACCTTCCTGGATGTGCTGGCGGATCTGTTCGGCAGCTATGCCATGAACGCCCAGAGCGAAACCATTACCGCCCGCCGCACCACCGAAGGCCCCCGCACCGACATTGCCCGCCTGAAAGGGGCGCGGCTGGTGACCATCTCCGAATGCCCGGCCGATGTCTGGCTGGACGAAGCCATGGTCAAGCAGCTGACCGGCGGCGATACCGTGACCGCCCGCTACCTGTATGGCCGCGAGTTTGAGTTCAAACCGGAGTTCAAGCTGATCATGGCAACCAACCATAAGCCGCGCATCCGCGGCACCGATTCCGGCATCTGGCGGCGCATCCGCCTGGTGCCGTTCACCCAGACCATCCCCGAATCCAAGCAGGATCTGCAGCTGCCGGATAAGTTGGCTGCGGAGCTGCCTGGTATCCTGAACTGGGCCTTGGACGGGCTGCGCCTGTGGCTGGCACGCAGCAACAATGGCCGCCGCCGCGGGCTGCCGCCCTGTACCGCCGTGGACACCGCTACCGCCGAATACCGCGGCGAGCAGGACCGCCTGAAGCAGTTCCTGGACGACTGCCTGATGCAGTTGCCCGGCTATACCGTTCAGGCCTCTGTGCTGTACCAGGTCTACCGCAAATGGTGCGAGGAAAACGGCGAGCGCTACCCCCTGAGCGGCAACAAGTTTGGGCGGGAGATTGCCAAGGTTTTGCCCCGCGTGAAAACCCGCACGGCATACGAGTATCAGGCCGCCCGCCTGACCGATGAAGGCAGCCGCCTGCTGGCACAGGCGCTTGGCGGATCCCGCCAGCGCTATCAGCCCGGCCCGCCGCCCTATGAACAGCAAACCATGTCCGCGCCGCCCAAAAGCTGATTTTCTGTGGTGGATTTGCGGTGCATTGTGGTGGATTTGCTTAAAAATCCACCACAGGCAAAAACAATGTATCTGCACTATTTTTTGAGTATTTTTATATCTCTGTGGTGGATGTGGTGGATTTTGCAGGAAAAGTGATACACGGAAAAATAGAAAAAATGTAATTCTATAAAGGTTCTTTATTTTGGCCCCAAATCCACCACAATCCACCACACAGAAAGGAGAGCCCATGATAACTTTTGACTCCAACTGTCTCTACATCATCCAATGCCTGGCCCTTGTGTTTCTTGCGGCCCCCTGCGTGCTCTTTGCGGGCGGCATGCTGATCTGTGGGCTGTTGTGGTGCGGGCTGCGCATCACCCGCGCGCTGAACCTGCGGCGGCTGGGTCTGCCGCGGTGTGGGCGCTGCCGCTACTGGGCTACCGTGCAGTGCCCGCTGTATGGCCGCAACACGCCAAGCGATTTCTGCAGCCGCGGCGAAAGGTGGGGTGACTGATGGATATTCTGCTTTCGATCATCGGCAGCGCCGTTCTGGCCGCGCTGCTGGCCGCCGCCTACACCGCCGGGCTCTGCGCCGGAAAGGCCGCCGCCCACCTGGACGAGGACGACGAACCGAAGATCTACATGGATCACACACATGGAGGTGAGGATTGATGCCGAAATATTCCGATAGGCCCTGCGCCCACTGCGGCAAAATGATGCTGCACGCCTATTTCAGCCAGCGCTACTGCAAAGCCTGTGCCCCGCTGGTGCGCAGCGACGACGCCATCATCAGCCGGGCCAAACAGCGCAGCAAACGTGCCATAAGCGAGATCGCCCGCGTGAATGCTCTCGCCCGCGCCGAAGGCAAGACCTATGTCCGCTATGTGGCCCTGCACGAGCCGCGGAAGGGGTGATGCCGATGAGCAGGCCGCATTATGGCTGGTGGGGATATGTAAAAGATATCATCCGCCGCTACCCCACTCTTTGCGAACAGGAAAAAGCCCTGCACGAAACCTGTATCAGCCCCGATCTGAGCGGTATGCCCCACGGCTCCGGTACTCCTGCCGACCCGGTGGCCGATGCCGCCCTGCGGGAACTGCCGGAGATCAACCGCCGGGAAATGGAAGCCGTGCGCCAGGCCATTGCCGAAACCCTGACCCTGGATACCGGCCAAGAGCGCCTACAGGTGATCCGGTGCGTTTTCTGGAACAAAACGCATACACTGGAGGGGGCAGCAATGAAGCTGCACCGCTGCAAACGAACCGTCACCCTGTGGCACGGGGAGTTTATACGGTGTGTAGCCAAGTATTTTGGATTGATATAATTTATCCATTTTGTATAATCACGTCCAATTTTGTCCCATTTTTTCTAAATCCGTATACAATTCACTTTGATTCTGTTATAATATAATACAGAAAGGATGATTGGTATGAGTATGACAGCATTGCAGCTTGCCGAGTATACCATCCGTCGGGCCACCAGTTCGGAGGTGCCCATCACCAACTTAAAGTTGCAGAAAACTCTCTATTATCTGCAGGGTTATTCCTTGCGTGCCTTGAACGATCCCGCATTTAATGAGGCGATTCGGCACTGGCAATATGGCCCCGTTGTTCCCACGGTCTACTTTGCCTATAGTGCAAATGGCGCGGAGCCTCTATGTGTAAACGATACCATAGATGTTCCCGCATTAACAAAGGCCGAAAGCAGGCTTTACGACAAAGTGATTGACAAATGTCTTTCTATGTCTGCCCGTGACTTGGTTTCTAAAACCCATCAAGAAGACCCTTGGAAACAAACTAAAGACCGTGATACTATTCCGCAAGAAGAAATCCGGAAGTTTTTCTGCCATGCAAATCCTCTGGAGCTTGAATAATGGATAACAGTCAAGAAAAAATGGATGCCTTGTTCCGGGTCTTGGATGATCTTCTTAGCGAGCCTATTGAAACGGAAGCGGATCTTTCAGACATAGAGCTTGAAACATATTACCAGGAATTTAGCAAAATTTACTGTGATAAATTTCGTCATTGGTATTCCCTTCTTTCTGATTATCTCGGGAAAAAGACTCCTGATGTTTATTCTACATTAGCGAACGGCCTTCATCTGGTCGCAGCTTACGGTAAAGTACATCACCCTGAATGTGATGAAGTAAACGCAGGAATTGACAAGCTACTCGATCATGTTGACTTGGAAAGTATCCGCATTGACCGCATGGAAGCTGTTCGGTATTCTTCCAACGAAACAAAAGAACTTTACGCAAAAACCACTCAATCTGCAAAAGCTGCACAAGATAAGGCCGAAGAAGTCCAGAAAAACGTTGACCACTATCATGAGCAGTCAATTTCTATCCTCAGTATTTTCTCGGCGGTCGTATTAGCCTTTATGGGCGGCCTTAGTTTTTCAAGCAGTGTGCTGCAAAACTTTGCCTCCGTTTCCATGTTCCGCTTAATCATTACAATCGTATTGCTGGGTTTTGTAATATTCAACGCCATTTTTATACTTTTGCGTTTCGTGCTGCACATCGTCCACAGCAATCTCTCCCACAAACAGTTTTCTCTTCATATACGGCTTTTGAATGCTGCTTTAGCTGTTATTCTAGGCTTAACAATTTTGGCCTATTGTTTTGGCGCAGGCAATGTGATTGAATCTTGGGGAGCGTCGCCCGAGCGTTCGTCTGTTTCCTCCGAAAATTTCTCATAACTCAAGTTTGCATTAAAAAGCCAAAATTCCATGTTATAATACCATCATCAAAAGCCGTAAGGAACCCAAAACGTCCTTACGGCTTTTGTATTGTCATTTTATCCTCCCCATTTCAGCCAGACGGCCATGCCCCGCCTGGCTGTTTTTATGCCGCGCAGCCGGCCGTTTTCGGCAGGGGCGCTGTGTTCCCAAGCAACGGCACAGCAAGGGTGCAAGGCCCTTGTGCGGCCCCACTCCCCGGCACCCGGCAAAGGCTCACACATTTACTCTCTTTCCTTTTGTCCGTGCGTGCCGGGGGTTCTTTAATATTCCACCCCGCCTCAACCCGGCGGGGTATTTTATTTCAGAAAGGCGGTGAAACATGGCATACAAACGCAACCCGGTTGGGCGGCCCCCGAAGTACAAGAGCGTGGAAGAGATCCAAGGCAAAATTGATGCCTATTTCACCGCCTGCAAGGGGCACCCCCTGATGAACCCGGATACCGGCGAGCCGTGCTTGGACAAATACGGCCTGCCCATTATTGTGGATGCCAAACCACCGACGGTAAGCGGGCTGGCCCTGGCGCTGGGGTTTTCCTGCCGCCGGGACCTGAACGCCTACCAGGGCAAAAAGGAATTTTGCACCACGATTACGCGCGCGAAGGCACAGTGCGAAGCTTACGCCGAAGAACGCCTGTTTGACCGGGACGGCACCAACGGCGCGCAGTTCAGCCTGCGCTGCAACTTTGGCTGGAACGACAAGCCCGCCGAAGCACCGCCCCCGCCCACTGATGACGGCTTTTTGACCGCAATGCAGCAGCAGGCACCCGAAGCCTGGAAGGATGGTGCGGATGAACCCGGTTAAGCCTGCCGCGTTCCGGTTCCGGCCGTTCAGCCGCCGCCAAAAGCAGGTACTGACCTGGTGGTGCAGCACCTCCCCTGTGCAGGCAGCGGACGGGCTGATCGCGGACGGGTCCATCCGCTCCGGCAAAACCGTTTCGCTCTCCCTCAGTTTTGTGCTGTGGGGCATGGCGCGCTTTAACGGCCAGAACTTTGCCCTGTGCGGCAAAACCATTGCCAGCCTGCGGCGCAACGTGGTGGGGGTGCTCAAGCAGATGCTGACCGCCCGCGGCTACACTGCCGCCGAGCGCCGGGGCGACAATCTGTTGATTGTTACCCGCGGGACCGTGACCAACTATTACTACCTGTTCGGCGGCAAGGACGAAGGCAGCCAGGACCTGATCCAGGGCATTACACTGGCGGGCGCGCTGTTTGACGAAGTTGCCCTGATGCCGGAAAGCTTTGTAAACCAGGCCACCGCCCGCTGTTCTGTGGACGGTTCCAAGTTCTGGTTCAACTGCAACCCGGAGGGGCCGGAGCACTGGTTCTACAAAAGCTGGATTTTGCAGGCCCGCGCCAAGAACCTGCTGTACCTGCACTTTACGATGGATGACAACCTGAGCTTGTCCGAGCCGATCAAGGCACGGTACCGGGCGCAGTACACCGGCGTGTTTTATGAGCGGTACATCCGCGGGCGCTGGGTGGTGGCCGAAGGTCTGGTTTATCCCTTTGTAGCGGCCAACCCGGATGCCTACCTGCTGCGCGGGCCGACCGCCGGGATGGATGGCCGCTTTTTTGTCTCGATCGACTACGGCACCCACAACCCGTGCAGCATGGGGCTGTGGTGCGTGCAGGCCAACCGGGCAGTGCGCATCAAGGAAAGTTACTACAACTCCCGCGAGGTCCAGCACCAGCGCACCGATGAAGAGCATTACGCCGCGCTGGAAGAGCTGACCCGCGGTTACTATGTGCAGGAAGTGGTGGTGGACCCCTCCGCCGCGTCTTTCATTGAGACCATTCGCCGCCATGGGCGGTACATGGTGCGGGCTGCCGCCAACGATGTGCTGGACGGCATCCGGGTCACGGCCAGCTTGCTGCAAGCCGGGCGGGTGCAGATCCACGAAAGCTGCACGGATGCCCTGCGGGAGTTCAAAACCTACTGCTGGGACGACAAGGCCCCGCAGGATGCCGTCATCAAGGAGAACGACCACGCCATGGACGACATCCGTTATTTTTGTTATACCGTGCTGGCCCGCGAATACCGCTGGGCGGATTGGAGGAAGTGAAGATGTTCCAAAAGCTTTTGCGCTGGCTGCGTGCCCAGATCAGCACGCTGTTTGGCGATACCCCCGGCGCAAACGACATTATCCTGTCCGGCCAGATGGAACATGCCCTTGCCCTGTGGGCCCAGATGTACGAGACGGGCGGCCCCTGGTGCACGGCCAAAAACGACCTGCACAGCCTGCACATTGCGGCCAGCGTGGCGCGGGAATTTGCCCGGCTGGTCACGATGGAGCTGAAAGTCAGCCTGTCCGGCTCTTCGCGGGCGGACTATCTGGCAGAGCAGCTGGCCCCGTTTCTGGACAAGCTGCCTAACTACACCGAGATTGCCTGCGCACTGGGAGGGGCAGTGTTCAAGCCCTATGTTTCCGGTGACCGGCTGTTGGTGGATGTGGTGCAGGGGGACTGCTTTTTCCCCACCACCTTTGACACCACCGGCCGCCTGACCGGGGCGATCTTCTCCGAGCAGCTCAAACGCAAAAACACGATCTACACCCGCCTGGAGCGGCACGAATACGCCGCCGGGGTGCAGACCATCCAGAACAAGGCGTTTGCCAGTTCCAGCACGGCCAGCCTGGGGCACGAGATCCCGCTGGCCGATGTTCCGGAGTGGGCCGACATTGCGCCGGAGGTGCGCATTGAGGTGGAGCGGCCGTTATTCGCCTACTTCCGCATTCCCCTTGCCAACCGCAATGACCGGCACAGCCCGCTGGGGGCCAGCGTTTACGCCCCCGCTGTGGATACCATCCACGATGCAGACGAACAGTTTGGCCGCCTGTTGTGGGAGTACGAGGGCGGCCAGCTTGCCATTGATGTGGACGCTGCGGCCCTGCGCCCCACCGGGGACGGTGGGTTCCAGATGGACCAGCGCAGCGGTCGGCTGTACCGCGGCTGCATGACCGGCAATGTGGCGGACCGCACACTGTTCAATGTGTTTGCGCCCGCCCTGCGGGATGAAGCCTATCTGCGCGGGCTGGACGGAATCTTGAAACGCATTGAGTTCCAGTGCGGCCTTGCCTATGGCACCCTGAGCGACCCCCAGAATGTGGACAAGACCGCCACCGAGATCATGGCAAGCAAGCAGCGCAGCTATTCCACCGTAAAAAGCATTCAGCACGCGCTGCAGGTGGCGCTGGATGACCTGCTGTACGCGATGAATGCCTATGCCGACCTGTACCAGCTGGCCCCCGCAGGCAGTTACACCGCCGTGTACAACTGGGACGACAGCATTGTAAACGACCCCAGCGAGCGCAAGCAGCTGTTCTGGCAGTATGTGCAGGCGGGCAAGTTCCCCATGCAGCGCTACCTGACCGAGTTTGAGGGCTACAGCCAGGAGGAAGCCGCCCAAATCGCGGCTGAAACCAGCGCCGAGAATAACGCCGACGAAGCCCTGACCTTTGCCCCGTGAGGTGATGCCCCATGCTGACCCCTGACCAGCTGGAAGCCCTGCCCCGCCGCTTTGTGCAGCTGTGGCAGCAGGTGGAAGATGACATTTTGCAGGACATTGCCCGGCGCATGAAAAGCCTGGGCGAGCTGGACCCGCTGACCCCAACGGCCATATGGCAGGCATGGCGGCTGGCCGAAACCCGCGCGGTGCGCAGCAACACCGTTGCCACCCTGGCCAGGTACACCGGCAAAAGCCGGGCGGAGATCAAGCGGCTGCTGGAAACCGCCGGGGCACAGACCCTGGCTGCGGACGATGCCGTTTATACGGCTGCCGGGCTGGACCCGCCGCCGGTCAACCAGTCCCCTGCCCTGCTGAACCTGCTGAATGCCGGGTATCGCCAGACCTGCGGCACCTGGCAGAACCTGACGGCCACCACCGCCAACACGGTGACCGGCGCGTTTGAGGACCGGCTTTCCCGCGCGTGGGGGCTGATCAGCACCGGAGCCCTGGATTACAGCACCGCCATCCGCCGCACGGTGGATGACCTGGCGGACACAATGCCGTACATCACCTACCCCAGCGGCCACACTGACACGCTGGAAGTGGCCGCCCGCCGGGCCGTGCTGACCGGCGTGAACCAGACCTGTGCGAAATTGCAACTGGCCCGCATGGAAGAGATGGACTGCGAGTTTGTGGAGGTGACCGCCCACGAGGGTGCCCGCCCCACCCATGCGGTGTGGCAGGGCCGGGTTTACCATCGCGGCGGTGCTGTGGTGCAGGACGGTGAGCGGTACGAGGATTTTGAAACCGCCACCGGTTACGGCACCGGACCCGGCCTGTGCGGCTGGAACTGCCGCCACAACTTTTACCCGTTCTACCCCGGTATCTCCGTGCGCAACTACACGGACGAACGCCTGGCCGAACTGGACGCCCGCAATATCCCCTACGGCGGCGGGCTGTACACCCGGTACGAGATCACCCAGATGCAGCGGGCGCTGGAACGCAGGGTGCGCAAGTACAAGCGCCGTTACCTGGCCGAAACAGCCGCCGGGGTGGATGCCGGCCAGAGCGCCGCCAAGCTGAAAGCCGCCCGGCAGCAGCTGAGTGCGTTCCTGGCAGAAACCGGGGAGAGGCTGGACGGCGCAAGGGCGGAGGTGCCGGGCTTTGGGCAAAGGGAAGCGAAACAGGCGGATGCGGCGGCAAGTGCCTTGCAATCCGCCCAAAACAATGCTACACTGAAAGAAATCAGCCTGGGGTACAAGGAGATTACCATCCAGAGCATTCAGCACATTCAGCCATTTGCCTGTGAGACGCTGGACGCCGCGGGCAGCCGTGCCCTTGCCAATGCCCACAAAAAGCTGCTGCTGGAAGCCCGAAAGGTTCCGCTTGGGATAGAAAAGGCCCGCTGTTACGGGCTGGATATGCAGCCCGTGAGCGGATATTTTACCGGCGAGCCGGAAGGAGGCGTTCACATCCCGAATTTCAGCACGCCTCACATTGCAATACACAACCATCCAAGTGGGATGACCTTTTCGCCAGAGGATATTCTTGGCTTTGCGAGCCGGGATTCGATGCAGATGCTGACGATTGTCGGCAATGACGGCAGTGTATATGCACTGGAAAAGACCGCCGCAACCGATTTGATCTCTCTAAAAATGGCTGCTCGCACGCTGAATCACACAGCAAACGACCCCACGATGCCCAAAACGGCTGTCTATAATCTTGTCACAGATTTTTTAATGGAGATTTCACAATATGGGGTACAATATTACACCAGAGGAAATTGAAAAAATGAAGGCATTCCTCAAAGAGCATCCAGTTGACCCGCAATATGAAGGTTTGCTGGATGGTAATATCCCGCTGGATCAGGTAGATGCACAAATCTACACATCACTCCTGAGGCAACTGGGCGAATTACCCGAATAACCCACTAACACTTCAACCACGATGCACCCGCACCGTGGTTTTTTCATGCCTGCTTTTGACCGCATGAGGTCAAGGCGGGCACTTTTTATACCCTTTTGCCCGGCTGCGGCAGGGCTTACACAGCCGCACAGACGGTGACGGCAACCACCTAAAAACGCCTATCTGACACCCTACACAGGAGGTAACACCCATGAAAACCGAAGATCTCAAAGCCCTTGGCCTGAATGATGAGCAGGGGCAGCGCGTGTTCGCCATGAACGGCGCGGACGTGAACCGCGAAAAGCAGGCCGCCGAAACGGCCAAAGCCGAGCGTGATGCCATCCGCACCCAGCTGGAGGAAGCCAACACCAAGCTGAAAGGCTACGACCCCGACTGGCAGCAGAAAGCCGCCGATGCCCAGAAAGCTGCTGACGCAAAAGTAGCCGAGCTGCAGGCAGGCTATGCCGCCCAGAATGCAGCTGCCGGGCTGCACTTTACCAGCGCCAGCGCAAAAAAAGCATTTATGGCCGACCTGGCCGCCAAGAAACTGCCCCTGCAGGGGGACAGCCTGCTGGGCTTTGACGACTTTGTAAAGACCTACCGCGAAAATGACCCCGGCGCGTTTGCCGCCGATACCAAGCCCGCGCGCATTGTGGCAAGTGCTACCGGCACCCCGGCAGCTGCCACCGGCCGCGAAGAAGCAAATGCGGCGATCCGTGCCGCGTTTGGCAAATGAAAGGAGTATAACCCATGCCCAATGTTATTGATCGTTCCCGCGCTGAAGCCCTGATTCGTGAGCAGGTCGTCAGCACCATTTTTCAGGATGCCCCCAAGCAGAGCGCTGTGATGCAGCTGGGCCGCAAGCTGCCCAACATGACCAGCAAGCAGACCCGCATTCCGGTGCTTTCCATGCTGCCGCTGGCCTACTGGGTCAACGGTGATACCGGCTATAAGCAGACTTCCCGCCAGGCGTGGGAAAACGTCTACCTGACCGCCGGTGAGCTGGCAGTCATTGTCCCCATCCCCGAAGCCGTTCTGGCTGATGCTGAGTTTGACATCTTGGGCGAGGTAACCCCGCGTGTCAACGAAGCCATCGGCCTGCGGGTGGACCAGGCCATTCTGTTCGGCATCAACCGACCGGCAGAGTGGCAGAACGACATTATCACCGTTGCCCGCCAGGCCGGCAACAACGTTTCCGGCGGCATCAGCTATGATTCCCTGCTGGGCGAAAACGGCCTGTTTGCCAAGGTGGAGGATGCAGGCTACACCGTGGACGGCGTTGTGGCTGCCATGGGCGCCAAAGCGTCCCTGCGCGGCATCAAGGACACCAACGGCCACCCCCTGTACAAGAGCGATATGCAGGGCACCACTCCCTATGCCCTGGACGGCGCGCCGATCTACTTCCCGGAGAACGGCAGCTTTGATACCAGCGTTGCCCGCATGGTGGCCGGCAACTTCAAGCAGCTGGTGTACTCCATCCGCCAGGATGTGGACGTCAAGATCCTGGACCAGGCCGTGATCCAGGACCCCAGCACCAAGGCCATCATCTTCAACCTGGCCCAGCAGGACATGATTGCCCTGCGCATTACCTTCCGCATGGGCTGGGCTATGCCGAACCCCGCCACCCGCATGAACGAGAACCGCGTCAACGCGCCCTTTGCCTACATTGACGCCGCGACCGCCTACACCGACCAGACTGTGACCTTTACCGTCAAGGATAATGCCGAAAGCTCCCCCAATGCCATTGCCGGTGCAGCTGTCAATGTGAACGGCTCCATCCGCCTGACCGGCACTGACGGCACCGCAGTGTTCCACCTGCGCGCCGGTGAATATCCCTACAGCGTCAAGGCAGACGGTTACCGCCCGCAGACCGGCACCGTAACGGTTGCCGCAGCCGCCGTACCGGTTGCCGTCACCCTGCCTGTATCCAAGTAAGGGGGCTGCCATGTATGCTGATTTTACCGACTATCAGGGCACCTACTGCGGCACCCTGATTACCACCCAGGGGCAGTGGATGCCCGCCGTGCGGGAAGCCTGCGCTTATCTGGACAGCATCACATTTGGCCGCCTGAAGTGCGGGGCGCCGGTGGATGATACCGTAAAGCTGGCGGCTTGCGCGCTGGCGGATGTTGCCGCCCGCTACCAGGCCGCCAAGGCCGATGAGCGCAGCCGCCCCGGCCTGGCATCCTTTAACACAGACGGCTACAACGAAACGCTGAATACTGCCGTCCTGACCGCACAGTACACGGCAGACATGCAGGCGGCCGCGGATATTTACCTGCCGCGCAGCCATCCGCTGCGCTATGCGGGCCGGGATGGGGGAGGTGCGGCCCTTGTACGGCTGTGACCAGACCGTGACCCTGACCCACCTGCACTATGACGGCGATGCCGACCGGGACGTGAAAGAAGAAACCACCCTGACCGGCGTGAGCTGGTACGGGCAGGCAAAGTCCGCCGTGGATTCCACCGGCCTGCACGCGGCGCGGGTGTACAAATGCCGCATCCCGGAAAGCGCCGCCCCCGCTGGGCTGGACATTGCCCCCGGCGACACGATCACCTGCGGCACCGTGACCGCCACCGTGCTGGACGTGCATGACAACCGCGGCCACCCCGCGCCGCACTGGTATGTGGAGGCAAGCTGATGGGACTGAAATATGATGCCCGCCTTGACCTTTCCGCCCTTTCTGATGCCCTGGAAAAACGGGGGCTGACACCGGGCGGGAGGGTGCAGAAGGCGGTGGACGAAGCGGTGATCCGCTATTGTGACCCCAAGGTGCCATTCCGAACCGGCACCCTCAAGCACAGCGCCATCACGGCAAGCGCCATCGGGGACGGCATGATCGTGTACGCCACGCCCTATGCGCGCTACCTGTACTATGGCGAGGTGTACGGCCCCAACATCCCCATCTTTGAGGGCGGAGAACTGGCAGGCTTTTTCAGCCCGCCCCACAAGTACCCCACCGGCCGCCCGCTGACCTACAACGGCGCGCCGGACCGGGGCGCTTATTGGTTTGAGCGGGCCATGGCCGAACACAAGGATGACGTCATCCGCGAAGCCGCCGCCCTGGCAGGAGGAAGACCCGGAAAATGAACGTACTGGATGCCACCCGCGCCTGGATGCGTGCACAGTGCCCCCTGATCAACAGGCAGGACCTGTTCAACGCCAACTACCTGGGCGCAGAGCCGACCGAATACACCCTGCGCACGGCCAGCGAGAGCCACCGCACCGACGTGCTGGGGTATGACCTGGCCGAATACAATCTGACCTTTGTGGCGCAGCTGCCATTTGGGCGGGAGCTAAAGCCCAACCTGGACGCTGCTGATTTTTTCGCCGCGCTCTCCGCCTGGATCCGCGGGCAGGAGCGCACCCACAACTACCCCGCTGTCAGCGGGTACCGCGTGACCAAAATCACGGCATCCAACGCCGGTGTGCCCACCGGGGCGGATGCCAACGCGGCCCGCTATCAATTACAAATCAAACTCTATCTTGAGGAGGAATAACCATGGCAGAAGCTGCTATCAACCTGACCGCCGGCCAAAAAGCTGACCGCAAACTGGACATGATCTTTGTGAACGTCGGCGGTTCCGGTACTGAGACCTGGGAACTGCTGGGCCGCGGCGTTGAGGACGCAAGCGTGGAATACAACCACGACACCGACACCGTGACCGACATCCTGGGCATTACGGACGTGAACGTGAGCGCCGCAAAGCCGGAGCTTGACCTGGACCCCTGCACCATCCGCGGCGGCCAGAAGCTGAGCGCCAAGCTGCTGGACATTGAGCGCCGCAACGCCGTAAGCGAGCTGAGCATGTTCGATGTGCTGCACGTCCACTGCTTCCTGGGGGCTGCTTCCGGCTCCTTCACGGCGGAAAAGCACACCGGCTGCACCATCGTGCCCCAGAGCCTGGGCGGCTCCGATTACGTCGGCATGCCGATGAACGTACACCTGTCCAACAACAAAACGCTGGGCACCTGCACCATTGCGGCCGGCGTGCCCACCTTCACGGAGGAATAAACAATGGAGCTGAACATTGACCGCGGCTTAAAAAGCTATGACGTCAAGGATGCGGACGGCACCCTGATCGGCACCATCCGCTTCAACCCCTCTGACATCGGCCTGGCCGGCCGCATGGAGGAAGCCCGCGCCAAGATTGCCGAAATTACGGCCGCGCCCGTGACCGGCCCCGAGGATCTGGTGGAGTGGGACAGGCAGGTGCGCCACTGGTTTGATTACATCTTCGGCACGCCGGTATCGGATGTATTCTTTGCCGGGGTATCCAGCCTGGCTTTCTGCGAGGACGGCAGCCTGGTGGCCGAAGCCGTGTTGGATGCCGTCACCCCGATGCTGACCCAGGCGGTGGAAGCCGCCGCCAAGGCCAGCGCGGCCCGCATTGCCAGGCACGCGGACGCCTACCAGGGCAGCACCGCCGGGCTGGCCCCGGAGCAGCAGTGAGCGGCTGGAAGCTGCCCACCAGCGTGACGGTATGCGGGCAGGAGTTTGCCATCCGCAGCGACTACCGCGCCGTGCTGGATGCCATCTCCGCCCTGCATGACCCGGAGCTGAGCCTGCAGGAGCAGACCCTTGCCTGCCTGGAGATCCTGTACCCGGATTGGAAGCGCCTGCCGGACCTGAGTGCAGCAGCCCAGGCGGCCATGGTGTTTATCAACTGCGGCAAGCCGGTGGAAGCCGCCGTGCCAAAGCCCACCCTTGTGGACTGGGACACCGACGCCGCCATCATGGCACCGGCAGTGGACAAAGTTCTGGGCTACAGCTGCCGCCGCTGCGCCTACCTGCACTGGTGGGAGTTCATCGGGGCATTTGGCTGCATCGGGGACGGCCAGTTTGCGCAGGTCGTCTCCATCCGTAATAAGCGCCTGCACGGCAAAAAGCTGGACAAAGCCGAGCAGGAATTTGTGCGCAACAATCCCGATCTGGTCACCCTGCCCAAACACAAGCTGACCAGCGCGGAAGAAGAATTTTTCAAAAGTCTGGGGGTGTAATGTTTGGCTGATGGGTCGATCATTCTGGATACCAGAATCAACAATAAAGGCGCCTATGCCGAGCTGAAAGAGCTGCAGGCCAAGGCCAAGAGCACCGCCCAGCAGGTTGCTGCGCTGGACAGGCAGATCAATACCGCAAACAGCAAGCATCTGGCGCTTGGGAAAGAGCTTTCCGATGCCCAGAGCAAGGCGGAATCCACGGCAGCAGAGCTGGAAAGCGTGAATGAACAGCTGCGCAGCTTTGTGCAGCGCCGGGCCGAGATCGAGAAGCAGCGGAATCCATTGCTCACCCCGGAGACAGCAAACCTGAATGCACAGGAGTTTGTGGGCCAGCATTTTGCCAGCGACGCGGCCAAAGCGTCGGAGCTTCAGGGTGCGCTGGACAAGCTGCAGCAGTCCATCCCCGGCCTGACGGCAAAGTATACCGAACAGGAAAGCGCGCTTGCCGGTCTGCAGGACCAGCACGCGGCGTTGGCCGCACAGCTGGCGACCGAAGAGCAGGCGGTAACCCGCCAAAGCAGCCTGGCGGGGAAAGCCCAGATTGCCGCGACTGCCGTTGCGCGGACCTCCAAGGCTGTGGGGCAGCTTGGCCGTAGACTTGCAGGTATTGTGTCGGGGGCACTGGTATTTAACCTGATCTCCTCCACCCTGCGCTCCGTGGTAAACGTGATGGGAACCACGATTGCCAAAACAAACGGGGTAAGCACCGCGCTTGGCAAGTTAAAGGGTGCCGCAGCCACTGCTGCCGCAGGGCTGGCTTCCGCGCTTTCCCCTGCGATTATCGGGTTGCTGAACCTTCTCACCTCTCTGATCAACGGCTTTCTTCGTCTGCTTTCTCTCCTGACCGGGAAAAGCATCTCCAGCATGAAGCAGACCGCCAAGGGGATCAATGCCGTTGGCAGCGCCGCCGGATCCACCTCCAAGCAGGCCGACAAGGCCAAGCGCAGCCTGGCCGGGTTTGATGAGATCGAGCGGCTGGATGCCAAGACAGGGAGCAGCGGCGGAGCAAACTATAATTTTGATCATATTGCCAGCCCTCTGGGCGGGATCACGGACAAGCTGAAGAACTTTTGGAGCACCTTCCAGGCGCTGCTGGCCCCCAGCGTTGCCGCATGGAGCGCCGCATGGGAACAGATACGGAACGCGGCCAGCGCCGTCTGGCCGGAGGTTCAACAGGCAGCGCTTGCTTTTTGGAACGAGGGGCTTTCCCCACTGCTCACCTATCTGAGCGGCACGTTTGCCCCTGGTGTGATCAATGCGTTTTCGGAAGCGTTTGCCCCCATTGTGGGCGGTGTTGCTTCCACTGCCATTTATGTCCTGGCCGACCTGTTCACCTGGGCATGCGGAATTGGCACGGATGCCATCAATGGTGTGCTGATCCCTGCGCTTGACCTGCTTTTGCAGATCTGGCAAGACCTGATGAGCGGCATCAAAACCGCCTGGGATACTTACGGGCAGCCCCTTATGGACGGTGTGATCCTTGCATTCCAGAATCTGGAGGATCTGGCCACCCTCCTGTGGGAAACCATTGTCAAGCCAATCCTGCAGAACCTGATCAGCGTTCTGCAGCAGTTGTGGTCCTCCCACCTCAAACCCCTGTGGGATGACATTCTTTTGCTGGTGGCAAGCGTTGCCAACTGCCTGCTGGACCT